TTACTGGTGTCGCGTGGGCTGAAACCGAATGTGGCTCGCCAGCCTGCGCCGACTGTGTAGTAGTGGGCGATGCTTTCGATGATGCAGTCGAGAGTGATGGCGGTCGAGTTTGGTGGTGTGAATTCGACCGTGACCGAGTCGGTGAGCTCGAGCTGGCAGAGCTGCGAGACGTCGGCGTCGAGTTTGTCGTCAAGCAGTGTGGTGACTTTGGCGATGCGCGGTGACGTGTTGGCGTACCGGACCATGGCGTAGTCGAGCATGTCGGTGACTTCGGCGTCGGTTGCGAAAAACACTAGGCCGAGGTCGAGCAGTCTGATGCCGTACGTGGTTTGGCTGGTTGTGTCGTTGCGTATGACTGGCGTGGCGCTGGCTCGGTTTGCTTCGAGCTGGTTGTAGAGCTCGGTTTGGGTGAGTAGCCGTTCGACTTGTTCGTAGTTGATGTCGGAGCCGTCGTCAGAGAATGTTTCGACCGGGCCGGGCAGCAGCTCGTAGCGGTCGAGGAAGCGGAGCACGCCGTTGCGGTTGACGAACAGTGCGCCTTGTTCGGTGATGGAAACTTGGTGCAAATAGGACAGTGCGTTGCCGGATGCGGTGCCGGCGGCGCATGTGCTGTAGCCGGTCGAAATGTTGGTGGTGCCGGTGTAGTTGACGTCGGTCAGGCCGAGGATGCTGGTGACTCGAGCTCCGGTAAGTTCTGCGGATACTGCGGCGTTGTCAATTGATCGTTGCGCTAGTTCTGCGAGACCGTCGGCGCATGTGATGGACACTGTGGTGGTGCCAGACACGTCGTAATTGAGGACGTAGTCGGTAATTGCGCCTTCGTAGATGCGTTGGCTGTAGATCATCGAGTCGGCGTTTGATGTGATGCGAATGCGTCGACCGATCAGGATTTCGCCGTAATAGCTGCCGCCAGTGTTGTCGGGGTCGAATTCGCCGTTGTAGTTGAGCGCTTCGACCTGGGCTACGCCAGGGCTGAATTGTTCCGTGTAATCGGTGCGGCCACGAATCACGACTATCGAGGTGACAGCTGTGGTGATGTCGACAAACGAGTTTTTGCCACCAAACTCGGCCTCGACTTTGATCGGCTTTGCCATCACGCCACCTTGATCGGCGCAGGGCCGGAGATGCGGTTGTATTTGCGGATGGCGTCCACCACGGCGTTCGGGTCGGCAGAGGTGACGGTGATGTTGAACGTGTTGCCTAATGCGCCGGCTTTGTTCAAGGGCACGATCGCTTCGGGGCCGGCTTCACCGATCAGACCGACGGTCGGTCGGGTGACGATGCCACCGCTGGCGAACGCGGGCAGCTGGATCGTGCCTTCCACTGCTTGTTGGAACGATGTGGAGCTGCGGAACGCTGTGGCGGCGGCTTCGGCCTCTTGGATCGCTCGGTATCGAGTCGTGATGATCGTTTCTTTGGCACCAGGGATCGAGTTGAGCTCGGCGATGTAACCGAGCAGCTGGCGGCGCAACGGATCGGACGGGTCGAGTGTGTCAGCGACTTTTTCAAGCTCGATGCGAAGCAACTCGTTTTCGGCTGCGGCTTTCTCGACTTCGTCGGTCATCGCGGCGATGTCTTCGTTGGCGCGTACCGCCGCGCCAGCTTGCGCCAATGCTTGTTGAGCGGCGTCGGCTTGTGCTTGTGCCAGGTCGGCGGCTGATGCTTCTGCATCGACTTGGGTTTCGGCGTATTCGGTGAGCGCTTCGTTGGTGCGTCGAATCTGGTTTTCGTACGCCAGGTCTTCGTTGAATTGCTCAAGCGTGGCCGTGGTCAGGTCGCGTATCTGTTCGGCGGTCGCTTTGAGCGAGTCTTCGTAAGCCATCATGGCGGCTTCGACTGCGGCGGTCGCTTCGGCCATCGCTTCTTGTGTGCGTGTCGATTCGTCGACAGCGTCGGCCAGCTCTTTGTTAATGTCGACGGCAGCGTCGAACTCGGCGTTGGCGCGTTGTTGGGCGTCGCGTGCGTCGTAGGCCGTGTAAACAAACTCGGCCATGTTCTTTGTCGTGTTGAAGTCGAGCTCGTAGCCGAGCTCTTCGAGGATCTTGAGTTCGTCGCCTGCGACGTCGTTGAAGCGGTCGAGGGCTGGTACGGCTTCGCCGTCGAGAAAGTCGGCGTAATCCTGGGCGCTGATGCCGAGGTTTTCAAGTGCGATTTGGTTGCGTTCGCTGGCGAGTGTGGCGGCGATGGCGGCGTCTACGGCTCCGTATTGGCCGTCGCGTTCGGCCAGCAAAGCGTCGACCAGTGCGTTGGTGACTTCGGTGGTGCGTTGTTTGCGTTCGTTGTACTGCTTGTAGATCTCGAGCGCTGCGAATGCTGCGCCGGAAACCAGGCCTATTTGGAATGCGGCTTTGCCGATTTGTACGGCCAGGTTGCGAAAGCCGGTTTCCATGACGGTGTTAGCGACTTTTACGACCGTCTTGTACGCCTGGTAGACCTTGAGCGCTGCGTTTACGGCGATGACAGCGGTGGCGGTTGCTCCGACAGCGGCAGCGAACGCAACGACTAGGTCGGTGTTGTTTGCGAGGAAGTCGACGAAACCTTCGACGAACGGCATGAGCCGTTCCATCACTGGCAGCAACGCTTGGCCGACTTCGGCGGTGATGTTTTCGAATCGTGCTTTGAGGATTCGTGACTGGTTGGCGAGGCCTTCCGAGGTGCGTGCGAAGTCGCCTTGAGCGTCGCTGGTTTGCTTGTAGATCTCGGACTGTGCTGCCAAGATCTTCTGTTCGGCGTCGAGCGCTCCTACGCCGTCGTAAATGCCGATGCGTAACGCTTCGGCTCGGAGCCGTGCGTCGTCGAGTAGGACGCCGTAGCGGCGCAGCGGTTCGGATTCGCCGCGTAACGCTGCGCCGATCGCTTGGACTGCTTCTTCGGGGCTGGTGTTGTTGAACGACGCCAGGTCGCCAGCGAGGGTGATGAAGTCGGTGGTGAAATTGGCGAGGTCTTCACCGGCTAGGCCGGCGGCTTTGCCGAACGTGCCGAATGTGCCGGCAGCGTCAAAGACTGCGATTTGCGATTGGCCGAGCTCAATGTCGGCTGTGCGTGCGAAGTCTTGAATCTCGGCGGCGGCGTCACCGAAGATTTGTTGAACCTTCGACGTTGCTTCCTCAAGGTCGGATGCTTTGCCTATTGCCGGACCGATTGCAGCAACGAGGCCACCGAGAGCTCCTACGGCTGGTGCGAATGATTTGCGAAACGCAAACGCCGCTTTCTCACCGCGCGTTTGGAGCTTTTTGAAGTCCGAAATAGCGCGCTCAAGGCCTTTGGGGTTGTATTCGGTAATTATCGGAAGGTTGATTGCGCCTCGAGCCACGGCTTCACCTTTCGTACTTGCGGCTAATTCTGTCAGCCGCTTCCGTAATCAAGTCGACGAGCTCGTCACGGACCTCGTCGATGCGTGCGTCGTAGGCCGGCCACATAACACGCGACGGTTGTCCCCAACCGGCGGCGGCGAGACTGGTTGCTAGCTGGTTGCCGGAGTTCTTTTTGCCGGTCATATCCATGATTACGGCGATGCGTGTTTTTTGTTGGACGGTGAACACGGTGCGCTGTTTTTTTGACGCGTTCACTTTGAACACGACGCCGGACCGATAGCGGCCAATGTTGCGAGGTGTTAGGTCTCGACCTCGAGGAGACCAACGGCGGCGAAAGCCGCTTAGCGGAACGACGGTGTAGCGACGTTTGGCGTCGTCGGTGACTGGTTTGACGATGGTGCGTGCGTCGCGTGTGAATTGTTTGCGCAGCTCGGGGTCGACTTTGCGAAGCGTTTGTAGAACGTCGCGCACGCCGTTGACTTCGATGCTTGCGCTGACGCTCACCGTTTCGCTCTGTCTTTGAGAATGTCGGCCACGGTGGCGTGGTCTTCGACATCGAACTCAACTTGTGGAGGCCACCAGCCGAACATGACCAGCATTTCTGCTAGGCCTCGTCGCCAGGTGCCTCTCGGGTAGGGCGGACGGTTGCCTCGGATGCAACGGTGACGTTTTTCGCTTTTTTGATGAAGTCGTCGAACATCATCGGCACCACAATTTCGTTCTGTTTGGCAGCTTCCCAGGCCAGGTATGCAAGATCCTCGGCTCCGATGCCAGAGCCGAGGTCGCTGATCTTGCGTTTGAACTTGCGTTCCCATGCAACCACCGTAAACAGGTTGGTGTCGACGGTCCATTGGGTGCCGTCGTTCATCTCGACGTCGAGCCGAAGTTTCATTGTCGGGGCCTTTCTGTTGTCAGGTCGTCGCGCGTGCGAACGTACCACCAGTGAATGTCACTTCGACAGTGCTCAATTCCCCGACGCTGCCGTTGATCGGCGTGAACGACGCGAGCATGGCGTTGGTGATGGTGTACTGCGGGTTGCTAACAGCTGCGGCGCCGCTGGTCGCTTTGATGACGAGAGTGGTGTCGCCGTCACCGAGGATGTCGTAGAGCGTCGCTTCGACCTCCGCGGTGTCGTAGCTCAGGAACATGGTGAGGGTCACTTCGACGCTCTGTAGTCCCTTTGTGTAGGTACGACCGGTGCTGCCGAAAGCGGTGGTTTCGAGCGAGTCGAATCCGATGGTGATGGTGGCGCTGGTGCACTGATCGGATAGGTCTACTGTCGCCACTGAGACGTCAGGATTGGTGAGATGGGTGGTCGTTGCCATGTCGGCTCCTTATGGGGTCGGTGCTTCGTAGGTGCTTGCTAGACGGATGGTC